CCACCAAGGGTGGTGAGGTTTATGCCACTGGTGTAGGGGGTGCGTTGGCGGGTAGGGGTGCCCATCTCATCGTGGTGGATGATCCCATCTCTGAACAGGACATAAAAGCCGGGTCCACAGCCAATTTGGACACCGTTTACGAGTGGTTTCGTGCTGGATTGCGGACTAGACTGATGCCCGGAGGGAAAATTTGCGTCTTGCATACCCGCTGGCACCAGCGAGACCTCATTGGACGGCTGATAAAAGACGGAAATCTCAACGAAGAGGGCGATCAGTACGAAATTTTCGAGTTTCCGGCCATTTTGGAGCTAGAAAACCCCCTTGCGGACCACAAAAGCATCCATTTTGACCCGGATGAACCTCTATACATCCAAAAATCGCTCTGGCCTGAGCAATGGTCACTGACTTCTCTGCTTAGAACCAAGGCATCCATGCCTTCATGGCAGTGGAACGCCCAATACCAGCAAAATCCGACTGCCCAAGAGGCAGCAATCGTTAAACGGGACCTTATTCAGTGGTGGCCCAAGGAAACCCCCCCTTCCATTTCCTTTACAGTGCAATCGTACGACACTGCACTAACTACTAAGGACAGGTCTGACTTTTCGGTGTGCCAGACTTGGGGGGTATGGACTAACGAGGATGGTGTGGACAACATCATTCTGCTTAACTGTGTCAAAGGTAAGTACGAGTTCCCGGAACTTAAGCAGATGGCGCACCAGCAGTGCAAGGAATGGTCCCCCGATGCTGTCATTGTGGAAGCCAAGGCAAGCGGACAACCGCTGATTGATGAGATGCGCCGCTCGGGTATATTCGTGCAGGACTACAGCCCCGGCAAGGGTCAGGATAAGATTGCGCGTCTGAACTCGGTTAGTGATATGTTTTACAGCAAACAGGTCTGGTTCCCTGAGACTTGGTGGGCTACCGAAGTCGTAGAGGAGTTGCTGGCGTTCCCTGCTGGCGAGCATGATGACTTGGTCGATGCACTTACGCTGGCGTTGATCCGCATACGTAAAGGTGGGCTTATCAAGTTGGCGTCTGATGCTATGGATGAGCCACTGCAGTCCAAGCGTAAGGTCGAGTACTACTAAACACTGAAGGTAAAACGATGGCTACGATTATGGGTGCAGGGTTCGACAAGTCGTTGTACGGCGAGCAGGGGCTGCTGGACTACGACAACGAGCAGGACGAAGGTCCGGGGCTGGAGATCACCATCGAGAATCCGGATGCTGTGACGCTGGACGATGGCAGTGTGGAGATCACGCTGGAGCCGGATGGCGGGGACAGTGACTTCGACAGTAATCTGGCTGAAGACATGGACGCCAGTGACCTGACCACGGTGGTCAGTGAGATCGAGGACTTGGTCAATGCGGACATCAACAGCCGCAAGGACTGGGCGGATACGTATGTCAAGGGTCTGGAGGTGATGGGGTTCAAGTACGAGGCGCGTACGGAGCCTTGGGACGGTGCCTGTGGGGTGTTCTCGACCCTGCTGGCGGAAGCAGCCATTCGGTTCCAGTCCGAGACCATCATGGAGACGTTCCCTGCCGCAGGGCCGGTGAAGACCCAGATCATCGGTGCCTCTGATAAGGATAAGGAAGAGGCGGCTGAACGGGTTCGCGACGACATGAACTACCAGCTTACGGAGCGCATGACGGAGTATCGCTCGGAGCACGAGCGGATGCTGTTCAACCTAGGGCTGGCGGGTGCTGCGTTCAAGAAGGTGTACTTCGACCCCAGTCTGGATCGGCAAGTGTCCATCTTCCTGCCGGCGGAAGACGTAATCATTCCCTACGGCGCGGCCAACATCGAGACCTCTGAGCGCGTCACGCACCTGATGCGTAAGACCAAGAACGACATCCGCAAGCTGCAGGTAGCGGGGTTTTACTGCGAAGTCGAGCTTAACGATCCCGTGCATATCCCCACGGATATCGAGAAGAAGAAGGCTGAAGAGCAGGGTTTCACCGTCGATGACGACGACCGCTATCAGGTCTGCGAAGTTCACATCGACTACGACTTGCCGGGGTATGAAGACCCGGAAGGCATTGCATTGCCCTACGTGGTTACCTATGAGCGTGGCACGCTGGCCGTCCTGTCCATCCGCCGTAACTGGGAGGAGAGTGACAAGCGCCGGCTCAAGCGCCAGCACTTCGTGCAGTACAACTACGTGCCGGGGTTCGGCGTGTATGGCATGGGGCTTATCCACATCATCGGTGGCTATGCTCGCGCAGGTACGTCGATCATCCGTCAACTGGTGGACGCAGGGACGCTGTCCAACCTTCCGGGCGGGCTTAAGAGCAGGGGTCTGAGGATCAAGGGCGACGACACTCCCATCGCTCCGGGTGAGTTCCGGGATGTGGATGTGCCCAGCGGCAGCATCCGGGACAACGTGATGCCCCTGCCGTATAAAGAGCCGTCTCAGGTGCTGATGTCGCTGCTGGATCGCATCACTGAGGAAGGGCGCAGGCTCGGAGCTATCAGTGACATGGACGTTAGCGACATGAGCGCTAACTCTCCGGTGGGTACGACGCTGGCCCTGCTGGAGCGCACGCTCAAGACGATGTCGGCGGTGCAGGCTCGCGTGCACTACTCCATGGTGGAAGTGATCCCGGTCAGCGATCCGAATAGCAGCACCATGGCGCAGCGGATCATGCAGTACCAAGCGGTGCAGCAGTTGGCCTCTAGCGCCCCGGACATCTACGACATGGCGTACCTGCACCGGCAGATGCTGGAGGTGCTGGGCATCCGCAACGCGGACAAGATCATTCCCAACTCGGAAGAAGCCAAACCGGTCGATCCGGTCAGCGAGAACATGGCAGTGCTCAAAGGCACGCCGGTCAAGGCGTTCATCCATCAGGACCACGAAGCGCATATCACCACGCACACCACGTTCATGCAAGACCCAATGATCGCGGCGCAGATGGGGCAGAACCCACAGGCCCAGACGCTCATGGGGGCGCTACAGGCGCACATTGCGGAGCACCTAGGGTTCCGGTACCGCAACCAGATCGAAGAGCGCCTTGGGGTCACCATGCCCTCGCCTGATGTCGATATTCCGCCTGAGATCGAGGCTGAACTGTCGCGCATGATTGCTCAAGCCGCTCAGCAACTGCTGACGATCCACCAAGGCGAAGCCGCGCAACAGAAAGCCCAAGAGCAGGCCCAAGACCCGCTTGTGCAGATGCAGCAGCAGGAACTGCAGATTCGCCAGCAAGACATGCAGCGCAAGATGCAGAAGGATCAGGCAGACGCAGCGCTGGCACAGCAGCGCCTGCAGCTTGAAGCACAGAACCGGCAGGCTCAGACGGCCATGGCCCAGCAGAAACAACAAGCGGATGCCGCGCTGGCACAGCAGCGCCTGCAGAGCGAGGCAGAGAAACGGCGGGCCGATACGCTTCTGGAGGAGAAGAAGCTCCAGATTTCCAAAGACAAGATCGGTGTCGAAGCGCACCTGCGGGCGGCACAGATTTCCAAACCTAACAGCAAAGGGTGACAAGTCCTATGAACGAGCGGGTATTCCGGCACATGCTGGAGCAAAACAACCGGCGGCGACAGGAGCTACAAGACTTCTTGGGGTCTGGTAGCGCCAAGGACTACGCGGAGTATCGGGAGGTTGTAGGAGTCCTGCGTGGGCTTCTGCAAGCCAATCAGAACATCGAAGAACTCATGGAACGTGCAAAGGAGATGGATAATGACTGAACTGGTTTTGGAAAAAGCAATCGATCTGTCGCAACTGCTGAACAAGGCAGCGGAAACTAAAGCCAAGCAATTGCCGGTGCCCAAGGGATACAAGATTCTGGTCACCCTGCCGGAAGCCGAAGAGCAGTACGACAACGGGCTGGTCAAAGCCAGTTCCACCATGCACTACGAGACGGTGCTGTCCAACGTGCTGTTCGTGGTGGAGCTTGGTGACCTCTGCTACAAAGATGAGACGCGCTTCCCTACGGGTCCGTGGTGCAAGAAAGGCGACTTCGTTATGTGTCGCGCCAATACCGGTACGCGCTTCAATATCCACGGTCGCGAGTTCCGCCTTATCAACGACGACTCCATCGAAGCCGTTGTCGAAGACCCCCGTGGCATTGGTCGCGTTAACTAAAGAGGTAGCAAATGGCTGAAATCGACAAGGAAGAGTTCAAGTTCCCCCACGAGAAGGAAGAGCAGGAGGAACAGATCGAGATCGAGATTGAAGGCGATGAGCCGGTAAAGGTCGAGGTTGTAGACGACACCCCGAAGGAAGACCAGAACCGCAAGCCGCTGAGCAGCCCGCCTGAGGCAGTTACCGAAGAGGAACTGTCCAAGTACAAGGATGTCCGCCTGCGGGATCGACTCGCGCACCTCAATCGCGGTTACCACGACGAACGGCGCACCAAAGAAGCAGCACTTCGCGAGCGCGATGAGGCAATTGCTATCGCCCAGAAGATTCTGGCTGAGAACGAGCAACTCAAAGGTTCGGTCAACAACAACCAGAAAATCATTATCGAGCAGGTAAAGAAGGTTGTCGATAATGAGGTCGAAGACGCAAAACGCGCTTACAAGACTGCCTACGAGGCGGGCGATGCGGATGCCGTTGTCGAGGCTCAAGATAAACTGACTGCGGCAAAGATCAGGGCAGATCGGGTTAGTACATACCGCCCGCAGCCTTTACCTGCTCCAAATAATGTGGTACAACCTGCACAAGCACCTCAAGCCCCCGCGAGAGAGGTGACCTATGACGAGAAAGCCACCGCTTGGAAGCGCAACAACGAGTGGTTTAATCAAGACAGGGAAATGACCGGATTCGCTCTCGCGGTGCATGAGAAGCTGGTCGAAGAGGAACGCATTGACCCCCGGTCGGATACGTACTACGCCCGGATTGATGCGCGGATGCGAGAGAAGTTTCCTGAGAAGTTTCAGGAAGAGTCCGGTACTAGGAATAGGAAGTCGAACGTGGTAGCCCCTGCATCGCGAAGTAC